TTTCTTCTAAATGCACAACTAAATCTGGATAAATACCTTTATCTTCAATTTTCTTTAGTGAAAATTTTTGAACCTCATGAAGATTTACATGTGGTGCTGATAGCTCTTTTGGTCTAATAAATGGTGTCTCAACACCTAATTTGTTGCACTTAGAAGCTATATGACTCTAATGACTAAAGAGGAAGTAGTTAGTTTATTAGAACATATAATAGAAGATATAGATAGGGTTAAACCTTATGATATTACAATGCCATCAACGGAGGTACACTAATGGGCAAACACATAAAAACATCTATGGATCATAAAGTAATTGATTATCTGGCAATAGAACTATTTAAGGCAGACCCAGATAATGCGGTACTAAATACCTTTATGAATATGAAAAATGAAGAAGGATTCCATCTATCAAAAACAATAGATGAATTCAAGAAAACAGGTAAACACCCTGATCACTACAATACAGATGGTACTTGGGCCGCACCTGGTGGTAGAATATCTTTTGAGCAGTTTAAATCATAATGCCTTTATATACTTTTAGAAATAAGAAAACAGGCGAAGAGTGGGAAGATATGATGACCATAGACGAGATGGAAAAATTCTCTAGAAAAAGAAATATTGAACTCGTACCTACGGGGTTTGGTATTGTAAGTAGTGTAGGTCAACTAGACAGTAAAATAGATGATGGATTTAAAGATGTGTTAAGTAAAATATCAGATGCACATCCTCACTCAGCACTTGCCGATAGATATAGAAAAAGAGGTGCAAAAGAGGCAAAGACTAAGGCAGCACTAGATAAAATTAAAAAGAAGTACGGGAAGATTGTAGATTAGATAAATAGTATATGTTGCTGTCGAGACATTTACAACACCGTGCTTTTGCACATAAGAAGTTGAGTAAGTCAATCCGACAAGGCAACAACACCGGGGCGAGTAGGGCACCGGAACAGGCGAATAAATTACTACTCGCCCACTTAAAGGAACAAATATGGATTTAGATTTTTTAGATGGTTTTGATACCGATTTAGATTGGGGTTTTACAACTACTGATGCAAAACCTAGTGAAACAAAAGATACTGAGGCAGTTGCAAAGACAGCTGCTAGTGAAGTTGCTAAGGTAACTGATGGGTCTTTAAAAGCACTAGAGAGTAAACTAGACAAAATATATTCAGCAGTTAATTCTGCTAAGTCTGAGATTAAAGAAAAGAATCAAGTTGAGTTAGATATTGCTAAGAAGCAGATGGATGATGAATACGACTTGAGAAAAGATAATCTAGGCAAAGAAATGAAAGATAAGTTTTCTCAGTTAGAAAAGTTAGTAATACCTTTGATGCTAAAATTAGCAAAGGCACCAGAGAATTATATTTACTGGCCTAATCGTAAAACAGTAATCGAAGCACAATTAAAGAAAATAGTAGCAATAACAAGAGGTAAATAATGCAATTATCGAAAAACTTTAGTCTAAGTGAAATGACTAAATCTACTACTGCCGAAACAAAAGGCATAGAGAATACACCATCAGATGCACATAAAGAGAACATGAAACTTTTATGTGATAAAGTTTTACAACCTGTGAGAGACCACTTTGCAAAAGGCGTAAGGGTTACTTCTGGTTATAGATCACCTGAGTTATGTGAGGCAATAGGGTCAAGTAAGACTTCTCAACACGCTCAAGGACAGGCAGCTGATTTTGAAATAACAGGTATTGACAATAAAGAACTAACAGAATGGATTATAGATAATCTAGACTTTGACCAAATCATATTGGAATTTTATAAAGATGGCGATCCAAATAGTGGTTGGGTTCATTGTTCATATAAACTACATGGCAATAGAAAACAAGTATTAAGGGCGTCTAGAGTTGACGGAAAAACACATTACACACACGGCTTGACATTGTAGTAAAAACCTGTTATAATATACATTATGAGTAAATTGAAAGAATATTTTAAAACCAAAGGTATGAAAACCTTTGTTCATCAACCCGTAGATGATCTACCTAAACTACTAACAGAAAATATAAATGGTGGCAGATACTATGTTTCACCCACAGGCGAAAAGTATCCTTCGATTACTACTGTTCTTGCACCAAGAAATAAAGAAGGCATAATTGCTTGGCGTAAAAAAGTAGGCGAAGAAAAGGCAACATTTATTGCTAATGAGGCTGCAAGACGAGGTACTGCTGTACATAAATTAGTTGAACAGTATCTTAATAATGAAGATTTATCAGATGCAGGTGTTTTACCACTTGCCTTATTTACAGTTATGAAAGAAGAACTAGATAAGATTGATAATATTAAAATACAAGAAGGCAGTTTGTATAGTGATGAATATAAAGTTGCAGGTCAGGTTGACTGTATTGCTGAGTATGACGGTAAACCTTGCGTCATAGATTTCAAAACTTCTACTAAAGAAAAGAAAGAAGAATGGATTGAAAACTATTTTATACAAGGTGCTGCCTATGCTGAAATGTATAAAGAGAGATACGGTAAAGATATAGAAGATATCGTAATATTGATTGTGACCGAACAAGGTCTTAATCAAGTATTCAAGAAAAAGAAACAAGACTACATACCTAAATTAAAAGAAGCAATAGAAAACTTTAATGGCAATAATAACACCTAATAAATTTGCACTTCTTATCGAGAACATGGTAAGAAACAAGAAGATGACTCATTGGGAAGCCGTATTGATGTATTGTAAAGATAATGATATTGACCCCTCAGGTATGGGTAAAATGATTAATAAATCATTAAAAGAAAAACTAGAAGTTAATGCTATGGATTTAAGATTATTGAAAGAAAGGATGGGCAGATTGCCCTTATAGAATGGATGGATTTGATGTTTATAAAATCTACCTTGCGGTCAAACTACACTTCACTTCAGAATCGTATGACTACTTTAAGCACAATGGCAAGACAACAGCAAGACTCAAGACATTTACTAAAAGGCGTGATAGATATTTTTTTCACAAGTTGTCGAGGTCTTATAGCAATAACGATTGCATTGACTATTTTGTTAGTGGATTCATTAATGGTAGCGATGTTTGGATTGGTGATATTGTTGGAAAAACTGCTAGCGAAAATTATGCCAGATGGCGAAAAAGAATAGAGAGTTTAAGTTATGTATTCCAAGGCGATATTGATACTTTATTTGAATTCATTGACGAGAAAGGAATCAAATTTGACAACCTATTCAAAGTCAAAGAGGGTCAACACCCGCCGTTGGTCAAATTGTTTCTTGCTGACAAAGTAACATTAGAAACAATGATTATCTTAAATGATATTCTAGGTTATACAAAACAATTTAATAAACAAATAAATGAAAGAGTAATCTGGCCTAAGAAATATAAACTTATGATGAACTACAAACCATTTCTAAGATATAATCTAACAAAAATGAAAATGATAGTAAAGAAGAAAATAAATGATAGGCGATAGAACCATATATACCTTTGAGCACGAAAATCAAGAACTACAAAATAAAATTCATAGTTTACAAGAGAAGTTAAAAAAAATAGAAAAGATAAACAATGAAGATGGTGCTACAGCACTAACTAAACAGGTTATGATTAAAAGTATAATTGATGGTGTTAAACTGAAGTGGCATAAACCAGAACAACACTCAGAGGTGTACAGGTCTTTCAATGTTGATGAAGGCGAGGAATGACAGTTTTTAATAATCTATGGGGTGTTCCTGTTTATAAAGTAAACACAAATTACACATACAGCAATTTTACACCAGAAGCAAAAGATTATATTGACAATTATAAACAAAATACAGATGAGACTAGTAAGACTGTTAATGTATTTGTAGAGAGGGGTCGCTTTCTAGATAATCTTAAATTAGAAAAGATTAAAGAACTTATCAGTACACACGCTTATTATTTTAGAGATAATATTATGATGTGTACAAATGAATTAGAAATACAAGCAAGTTGGTTAACTGTAAATCATAAAGGATCTAATCACCCAGCACATAATCATGCCCATACAATATTTTCTGTATGTTACTATCCTAGGGCTAACTCTGGTAATTTAATATTACAAGCACCAGATGGTAAAAGCACTTGGCAAAGAGAATACAGAATGGGATTCCAATATACTCAGTTTAATGAATGGAGTGCTACCAATTGGTCAATACCAGTTATGTCGGGTGATGTGGTTATATTTCCTGGTTGGGTTCATCATAGTACCACACCAAATGAATCTGATGAATCTAGACTTATGATTGGTGCCAATTATTGGTTAAGAGGTAATATGCAATTCTTTGATGAATTAGATAGGATTAATATTTGACATTTTCTAAAAAAGGTGTTATAATAGAATCATAATTAAAAACGGGAGAGTTGATTATGTACACATTAGAAAGTGAACGGCACAGAAGAATTATCTTGACTTCTGATGACAAAGAAAGTATTATTAGGGTTTGTAGAGACCTTAATGAGATAGATAAAAACGCTACTTTGACAAACAATTTTGTTGTTACTGAGGGCGGAAAAACTATTTATGGCGACAATCAGTCCTTATAAATACTACTATATGATGAATAAAGTGGATAAGATTAATACATACAAACATACGGAGAATACATACAATGAATACAAGTATAGCGGCCTTAAAAAGGTCAAGATCAAATCTAGACGCACTCACTAAAGAACTTAGTGGTGTATCCTCAAACACCAAACAATCTTATGTTGATGACAGGTTCTGGAAACCAGAACTAGATAAAACTGGGAATGGTTATGCCGTTCTTAGATTTTTACCTGCTGTCAAAGACGAAGATTTACCTTGGGTTAAAATGTGGTCACACGCATTTCAAGGCCCTGGTGGTTGGTATATTGAGAACTCTTTAACTACAATGAATCAAAAAGATCCAGTTAGTGAAGAAAACAGTCGCCTTTGGAATTCAGGCATTGAAGCAGATAAAGAGATTGCTCGTAAGAGAAAAAGAAAACTATCTTACTATGCAAATGTTCTTATTGTTTCAGACCCTAAACATCCTGAGAACGAAGGTCAAGTAAAACTATTTAAATTCGGTAAAAAGATATTTGATAAGATTACTGATAAAATGCAACCTCAATTTGAAGATGAGAAACCTATCAACCCATTTGATTTCTGGGAAGGTGCAGACTTTAAATTGAAGATCAGAAAGGTAGACGGATTCTGGAATTACGATAAGTCAGAATTTGATTCACCTAAACCTATTGCGGATAATGATGAGTCTATTGAAGGCATATGGACAAAACAGTATCCGTTAAAACCATTTCTAGAGGCGTCAAACTTTAAGTCTTATGATGAGCTGAAAAGCAAACTTGATAAAGTGTTGACAGGTTCTAGAAGTACTGGCACAGTTGAAGATATGGTTACCCCACCTTCCATATCAGAAACGCCAGATGTATCACCAGAAGCAGTAGCGGGTTCTTCGTCAAACGATTCCGTTGATGATGATGAGACGCTGTCCTACTTCAGCAAATTAGCGGAAGAGGAGTAAATTCTCTCCACCTGTTTTTGTGATACCGAGGGCGCTTCGGCGCCCTCACCTTATAAATAAGTGGGTAAGGCATTCGTGAATGCTATAATAACTAACTATTAGAGAATAGGAGATAATATATGACTAATAGACCTAAGAGTTTATGCAACAGCACAAACTTTGGCGATGTAGATACAGCTCTACAAAACCTAAAACACAATCAAACATACTCAATCGCAGATATTGTACTGACCATTCGTCAGATACATAATTTTCAACAGAAAACACTTGACAGCATAGCTGTATCTTCTCAATATGATAATTCAAATCAAAATTTAATACCTTTAAATGAATTAAAAGTAGATATGACATATCAAAGAAGATTGAAGATCAAAAAACTACTAAAAAAATTAAAAGATAAAAATGGCTTCGATAAAGATGCTGCTGGTTTTGTTGATGTAGCACAAAGAACTAACGGCGAAAAAGTAATCTGGGATGGTTTCAGACGAGTGGTTATGGCTGCACTAACTGGTTTAGAACAAATACCTTGCTCGATAACCTACCATACTAGTAATACTCCTTTAATTGAACAACCTAAAAAGGAGGCAAAATTATTTAAAATACGAAATACTCCAGAGAAGATATCTCCAGAGGAAAATTTTAAGGCAGATGTTGTATATGAAGAACCAAAAGCCATTAGAATTAAAACTTTACTAGAGAATTGTAATCTAGATATAGAAGGCATAATAGGTAAAGGAGTGCCTTTAGGCGGTATCGCTGAAGTAGATAGTAATTTTGAAAACTGGCAAAAGAATCCAGATAAATTTAAATGGAAACAAGACCATTGGGTTACTGCTAGTCTTATGCTACAGGCACTTTATAAACATCAACATAATGTTTCAGCATATCTTTTAAGAGACCTTGCTTGGTTATTAACTGTTAATGAAGAAATAGATAGTGGTTATGATAAAGATGATATTATGATTAAATGGAAAGATTGGATGAACAAATCTGGTCGAGAGAAACAATCTGATATTACAACTGCTGGTTCTAAAAAGAAAACAATTACCAGTTGGTGGATATCAAGAAACATCTTAAATGATGATAATGGTTTATCAGATAAACTTTATGAATATCTTCCTGACATAATTAAAGGCAGTAATACGGTTCAGGTTATTGGTGAAGCACTAGAAGGTGATAGTGATGAGTAAACCTAGACATTTACAAAAAAGTGTAAGATTAACTCAAACTGTAGCTGGTATAAGGCCAGTTCTGAAAGAATATGATTTTCTAAAATTTCATGCTGATTGTAAGAAAATCAAACAGAAACCCACTGCTGTTCTTACTAAGTTGGTAGA